GACGACAATGACACCCGAACAAGCTGCGCGCAAAATGCGCGCGAGAACTTACGCTGAGGAGGCGCATACCGATGTATTCGGCTCTCCTCCAAAAGGTTACGAAAAGCTGTGGAAGATACCGCATGAATTCCAACTAGCTCTTGCCGATATAATGGAGCAAAAAGGAGTAACGTCGTATGCGAATGATGAGATTTCGCTGATTGTCTGGAACGTTATTCAATATGGCGCGGAATTTTTCGGCTCCACTTTTGAAGACTTCATGGAAGAAGTAAACTCGTGGGCAGACGCCCCAAAGGATTGAAAATGGCGGAGTACAAACTTATGAACCCTAACGAATTCAGCGTTATTCAGTTCTTCAAAGGTGGCGGATCTGAAAAGGTCCGCGAATTCGTCTCAGCAGAGGAGGCCATCAAAGCGTTTAATCACTACACTAACAACGTCGCAAGCCGCGTCGGCATCATAAGCCGCGTCATACTCACTGACGGTGGCGATTGCATCAACATGGAATGGATCCATGGCAAGGGAGTCACGTTCCCGCCCGAACTCGCCGTGGATTCGCAAACCGAAGCCGGTATGAAGAAAATTGTCGTTGAATTCCATACAAAGGAGGACGGAGAATGAAAATACACATCGAACTAGAAGTAGTAGGAGATTCGGTCTTTGTGGCGGAGGCCAATATCATTCCTGATCCGCCGCGCAGGAAGCCGCGAACGCCAGTCACCAAGCGGCAGCGTTATCTCTGCAAACTAGCCCGCGACAATGGGAATGAAGAGGCAGCAGCGTTCATAGAGGAATTCGTGAACACGCGGGGATACCGAACAGGCTACGACCCCATTGTGAAACGTGATTGGCCAGAATTCGGCGCATTAGTGCCGGAATGGCAGTAGTCGAAAGAAATCTTGACAGAGAACCCACAGCGTGTTAAACTCTGTGGGTTCACACGGAGGCTCCAATGAAAACGCTACATCACACTTACGTCAAGAAGGCCGCCAAGATTGGCGTTCAGCTCACGCTGCGGGATAACCGCGTCAGGGCGTTCTGGCCCGAGCGCAATCTGGAGATATTCGCTGCCGATGGCAAGGAGGCGATTGAACAGATGCAGGAGGCTCAGAATCACATGGTTGATCAAGAACTAGAGGATAAATTCGTCGAGGATCCAATTCACACCATCGACAAAGTCCCCACCAACGGCAGGCAAGCGTTCCACAAAGGCTTTATGGCCGCTGATTGCCCATACGCTGAACTACCCAACAGCGTGGACTTTGATCGATGGAATGCTGAATTCGATGCAGCCGCCGATGAGCCGATTCCTCCACCCGAGGAAGAGGAGAAGAAACCAGCCAGCGTCGTTAAACCGAAGTACCGCGCAATCTATGCGGAACTCGGCCATCCGACCACTTGTGGCGATGAGCTGGCGATGAAGATCGACAATCTCGTTAAGAACGCCAAGGGGACGAATATCGAGTACCTTGACGCCATCCTTAAGGTGAACGAAGTCGACATGTCAAAATACAATCGTACCAATCCAGGCTGGCAAGGGCGGTATCGAATGACTGGCAGGAACATGCTGGCTAAGCGCGTTCACGCCAATGGCGGCGTGCTCAAGTTGCCCGACACCACCGAATTGCGAATGAGCGCCGATTGGATGAGTTCACAACGCTTCCAGCGGTAAACGGGGATTGACAGCGTGCACGTCACATGTTAGAGTGGGGCGTGCACGGAGCACGTTTGGAGAACCACCATGGCAAGGAACCACATGAGCGAGGCCGAATGGGCGGCATTCGCAGAATCTAAAAATCTCGATCCCGCAACGGGCGGCGAAATCAAAGCCCCCGCCGAATCGGGAATCAGCGATTACGACGTCAGGCTGATCCTCAATCAATTCGCTCGACTGAATGCGCAGATCGAGAAGATGCAGATCTTCATGATCGTCGGATTCGCGGCGCTCGCCATCCTTCACTTCATTCGCTAGGAGGCTAACATGAAAGCGCGTGATTTGTATGACGAAGCGGTAACAAAAGCCGCTATCTGCGTTATTGCTATGTCCGACCCCAATAAGGGAATAGAAGACCTCCAAGATTCATTAGTTGAATTCACGGAGGCTGTTAAAGCTAAAGTAACCGAGACTCTGCTGGAAGCTCTCCGCGGTACGAAGGGCATGTCCATCGAGGAACTGCGTGAGATGGCCGGGAAAAAGGACCACTAGCGTGAAACAGCCTGATGCCGAATATACGGTAAAGCCGAACGGCCGCAAGCTTCTGGATCGATTCAGGGGCGACGAAATCTACGGCGATTGTTATGTGGTGACTAAATTCACCCCAAGCGACAACGATATCACCGAATATGAAGTGTTGGTCTCCACATTCGGTGAGGAGTGTAATTGCCCCGGAGGCCGACACCCTAACTGCAAGCACCGCAAGATGGTGCTGCGATACCGCGAGGAGAGCCCATAATGCCCGAATTGAGCGAAACTGCGCTCGAGAACTTCGAGAAGCTCGTCGATCATTACAGCCTTGAGAACATCGTGCGAGCATTATCGCACATCTGTAGCGAAAAGTCTATTCACATCGCTGAGAATTGGCAGGATGTTAGAACCGCCAAGGTGTGGATGGAGCATTCCAAGGCTCTCGACAACGTGCTCAAGAAAATTGAGAATGCGTGATGGCAGGCTTCACCTACAAGTCATACAACTTCGTTGATAAAGATCCCATCATCGACGAGATTCGCGCCGTTTATGAAGATTCGGGTGTGAATTATCAATGGATTCACGAGCAATCGGGCGTCTCAAAATCGACGCTCGTCAATTGGTTCGATGGGACAACCAAGCGCCCGCAAGCTGCATCAATCAATGCGGTTCTGCGAGTGCTTGGCTACAAGCTTGGTGTGGTCCCGCATTCAGAGCCGGTGCAAGTCCGACCAGCGATGGAGCAGCCGAGTGTAAGGCACATCGTGCAAATGGCAAAATATAAGAGAGGCAAAAATGGTTAAGCTAGAGATGAAGATAAAAATACTGCCGCGAGAACTTCTAAGATTGGTGGAGAAATTTCTACCATTCGAGATCATCTCGATAGAAGAGTTGGTGGATTTGCCGTTACCCCCCGTCGCTCTCGCTGAGAGGCTCAATAAGGTCAAATTTAATAGCGTTGCTAAGGTGCGCAAGATGCGGCCGACGGGGCGATTGGACCTAACCAAGGGCATGAACGCCGTTATCGTAGGGGCTCTGGCCGATGGTGAAGTTCACTCGACCGCTGAATTAATCGAAGCGTTAGTCAAAAACAATTATGCCGAGGCGTCCATCAATTCGCTGGTCATGCGGCTCGAGAAGTTTGGATTCATTCAGCGAGTTAGAACTGGGCGTTGGAGGAGGATCGAACATGCACTTTCAGACTCCAAGGAAGCCAGCTGAATCGAGGATATTCCTCGCGGCTGAGATTTTGCGACAAGCGACCATGCTTAAGTGGACCGACGCTGAATTGCTGACCCACTTGATGGCGTTCTTCACCGACGTTGATTTGAAGCTAATTCTGGATGAGATGCGTTCTAGAACGTAAGAAGCTAGACTTGACACACCTGCGCGGCTGTGCTATAATAAGTCTGCGCCGTGAGGCGTGCTCTGTGTCCTTGGAGCTTGAGGCGGGCAGGGGAGTCACAACCCGACGGGGTTCCCCGGTCCGCCTCTACAGGGGCGGCCCAAGGACACAAAAATGGAACCACCCGCCCTATTATCAGCTGACGAATGGTCCGCTGTCAATACTCAAAGGGCGATCACAACCTCAGTAAATCGCGAAATAGTCAAAGTGGGGGCCGTCTACCTCCGCTCGACAAGCAAGATTCCAGTCAATGACAACTGGTCGGCGAGTAAGTATCTCGACACCAACTTGCAGGATTGGATTGACAATGAGCTATTTCGATGGAACAACGTCGGATTCAACCTGCAGCAGGGCTGGGTTGATATCGACATTGACGGCGACGATTCGGACTACAACAAGTGCATTCACCAAGCCATGCAACACGTAGGCGTCGATTGCCGATTGGCATTCGGTAGACGGAGTGTTGGAGCACCGTGCCACTTCCTTGTCCAACTCCCGGAAGAGGAAGCGCGCTCGTTCGAAGACTTCAAGCGATTTGAGCCGAAGCCAGTACGAATTAAGAATCAAAAGTTCTATACTGAAATTCGATCTGGGGACAATCAATCCTCAGATGCAAAGCAGACTGTTGTTCCTGGTTCTATCTATGTCGAGGGAGGTAGAGCTGATATTTCGGTATGGTGGAACGGACAAGGAAGCGTCGCTAAGTCTCTTAATGAGCTTACGCAAACAACTCCAAGAAGCGTTAATTTTGATTGGCTCATTCGAGCAATTGCTTTCGGCACCATCCTCTACCTCATCAAGCCCCAATGGGTCGCCGGAACTCGACAGCAAACCGCCCTCCAATTCAACGGGTGGCTCGCTCGCGTAGTCGATGAAAGTTGTGCGATGAACAACAGCGAGCAGCTTTCTCAGGAGGTTCGCTGTCCTATTGATACCGACGACATCGCTGAATCGCTGCTCCAATTGATCTGCGATGCGACAGGGGACGAAGAAGCGTTTATGCGCAAACGCGTCTACAAAGATGCGCGCGGCAAGCTAAGTCGGAATCCAGACGCCAAGATTCCCGGCTGGCCAGCGATGCGAAAGCTCCTAGGCGAGGAGATAGTACAAGCGCTGCGGAACGTCTGCATTCCAGGCACCGATACTAACGTCCTGATGCAACTGGTAGAGCAATATATTTATGATGAGTCTAACGGGCTATACATTGACCGATATCGCCATAAACGAGGCGACTGGCCCTACGCTCATTCCGCAGAAGATTTGTACCGCCGCCACAAACCTGACACAATTATGATCGCTGGTAAGCCTAAGGAGGCTTTCAAATCATTCGAAATGAGCAAGATGCGGGTATCGGTAGGAAGTGCCGATCTTTACCCGCAGAAAGAACCGCTCAGTATATTCCGCATTACTCGATCCGGCAAGTTTGTTGATGAGGACTATGAAGGCAAGGACGCGAGGTTGATTTATAATCATTGGACAGATTGGGATCATAAGCCGCCTGCCACAGTTAATTTATTAAAGCTCAAACAATGTGAAGATAAGCTTGATAGAGTTTTAGGGTGGCTTACGTGTGACAACATAGAACAAATCAAGTGGATTAAGGAGTGGTTCGCTTGGACGATTCAACATCCTGGCGAGAAGCAGCAGATTGCTTGGGTAGTTGTTGGAGGTCAAGGTGTTGGCAAGTCATTCATCGGCACAGCATTCGCTAGGGCGCTGTTTGGCAAGTCTTACGGGATGGTTAACAGCAAACAAATAGGCGAGCGATTTAGTGTATCGCCGTTCATGGGCAAGATGTTTGTATTCGCGGATGAGGTCAAATTTAAGAGCAACAATGCAGTGGATGAAATAAAATTATTAGTTCGCAACGTGCAAACTCATGGGGAGCAGAAGGGCCTAGATTCGCGCGACTATAATCTTTATGCCCGCCTCATGTTTGCTAGCAATAACATGGATGTTCGCATCAGTGAATCAAACACGGTAGACCGTGCTCTATTTTTCACCAAAGCTTATACCCCCGAATTTAGGGGAATTAATCAGTTAGAGTTTAATAAGTGGACTCTAATGCATAAGCCATTTTTTGATGAGTTCGCTAATTTTTTGGAGGACGATTCAACGCGGGAGCACTATCAGCAAATATTTCAACATTTACCCACCAATCGGCATGAAGTTGAGAGTATCAAGTGGTCATCCTCCAGTGATAAAGATATAATCGCACACAAT